ATATCAGAATTTTGCATTATATTAATGTCAGGTAGAACGAAAGCACAGGATCTAGCAGTTGAGTTCAACCTCGACCAAGGAACAATGATAATGCCTCATTATAGACTAAACTAAATAACAATGAGTAAAAACAAATACATAGAAACACCACAAAAACTATGAATACAATAAAAGTTAATATATCAGACGTTAAGACTAATCCCAATAATCCAAGGGTGTTAAAAGACGACAAGTTCAAAAAGCTTGTAAATTCTATTAAAGGATTCCCTCAAATGTTAGAGATACGTCCAATCGTTGTGAATAACGATATGATAGTATTAGGTGGTAACATGAGATTAAAAGCCTGTAAAGAAGCTGGGCTAAAAGAGGTTTATATAATTAAAGCAGACCAACTAACAGCGGATCAACAAAGAGAGTTTATTATAAAAGATAATGTAGGATTTGGTGAATGGGATTGGGATATGATAGCCAATGAATGGGATACGGAAGAGATTGAAGCATGGGGTTTAGATGTTCCGGTGTTTGACGAACCCGAAGAACTAGAAGCAGAAGAGGATGACTACGAAATGCCCGAACAAATGAACGTCGATGTTGTTCCAGGTGACTTAATAGAGATAGGAGGGCACAGGTTGCTTTGTGGAGATAGTACAGACTCAGACCAAGTAGCGAAGTTAATGAACGGTAATAAAGCGGATATGGTCTTCACTGACCCACCTTATGGGGTTTCTTATGAAGGTGGACACAACACTAAGAAAAGAAAAGGAATAGAAAACGACACACTTCAAAATAAGGATTTATCAAACTTGTTCACTGACAGTTTGAATACGGCTTGTATTTTTACTCAAGATTACGCACCCTTTTATATTTGGTACGCTTCGGGAAAGTCAGTTGAAACATTCGAAGGTTTAGGATGCACACCTTTAGAAGTTAGAGCAATCGTTTGTTGGTATAAAGTAAATAGTGGACTTGGTGCTTTTATGGCTCAATACATACCGAATTACGAACCTTGTATTTATGCTCACAAGATAGGTCAGTCAATTAAGTGGTATGGTCCGACAGATGAGAAAACAATATGGGAATTGAAGAATGATCAAAAAAATAAATTTCACCCAACACAAAAACCCGTTGAACTTCCAGAAAGGGCAATAAACAACAGTTCTAAAGTAGAAGACATTATTTATGATTGCTTTCTCGGTTCTGGTTCAACAATGGTAGCATCACACCAACTAAAAAGAAAGTGTTACGGTATGGAGTTAGACCCTAAATACTGCCAAGTAATAATTGATAGAATGATGCAATTAGACGATAGCTTGGAGGTTAAGATCAACGGAAACATTTACAATGGTAATACAGAGAAATAATGTCAGGAAAAGATAATTTAAAACCCTTTAAGAAAGGTCAGAGTGGAAATCCAAACGGGAGACCAAAAGGAAGCCTTAACAGATCAACAATAGTAAAACGTTGGTTGGAGACTTTCGAGCAAGCAAAAAACCCCATTACAGGAGACACGGAAAGTATGAGTCAGGAGGATATAATAACCTTAGCACTCATAAAGAAAGCGCGTAAAGGCGACACTGCCGCATATAAAGCTCTTATGGACTCGGGTTATGGCGCACCAAAACAGGAGATAAGACATGAGAACGAACAGCCAAACGAATTGACGGTTAACATAGTTCGAAACAAGAAGAAACCAAAGAAATAGGATTACAATGATTAAAAAACGGTTTTACAGGTGGTTCGAGAGTATAAACCCCGTGGTATTCAATACTCATAAATAGGTAGGATTACAATAATGGAGATACAAGCAACGGTTAACTACGAGTTTATAGATGATAATTTCGAAAGTAATAGAGGGCTTGTATTGCCTGGAGGTACAAGATCGACTAAAACTATTTCTATTCTACAATGGTTGATACTATACGCACGAAAGAATCACGGAAGTCATATTGTTGTAGCTCGTGACACGCTAAAGAATCTCAAACGAACAGTACTAAAAGACTTTATTGCATTGTGTTATGGTTACGGAGACTATGCAGCTCACGACCTCAACATGGTATTAAACAAATCCGAACTAATCGCAACAGTAGGAAACAGTACTTTTGAGTTTATCGGACTTATTGACGATCCTATGAGGGTACACGGTTTGAAATCAGATATATTCTATATTAACGAAGCCATAGGAACATACAAAGCCACGTTCACACAGTTAAACTATCGTTGTAGTGAAGGTTGGATATTAGACTGTAACCCTTCAGAGCCTATGCACTGGGTTTACGAATTAGAGAGCCGCGAAGATGTAGCCTTTTACCGTTCATCATACCTAGACAACCCATTTCTAAACGAGGCGCAAGTATTCGAAATAGAGTGCAAAGAACCAACACCGGAGAACATAGAGCAGGGTACAGCCGACGAAAGAGAGTGGAGCATATACGGTAAAGGATTAGTATACAAAGGTAAAGAGATAATATACCCTAACTGGAACACCTACAGCGGAGTAATTGAAGAGTACGACCAAATATTCTACGGTTTAGATTGGGGAATAAACCACCCTTTAGCTTGTATCGAGGTTAAACAAAACGGGAACAATCTATACGTTAGAGAGATAGTATACAAATCAGGAATTAAAGACATAGAAACCCAATTAGTACCCATACTAATGCAAGAGCCACCAATAGCAAGTGGCGAAACATACGTTATCTGTGATAGTGCAGAGGAAAAGAGTATACACACCCTAATACGAAACAACGTAACAGCGTTTGGAGTAAAGAAGCCTCCAGGATCAGTATTAACAGGTATTCGAAAAGTAGCTAAATACAATCTATTTGTACATGAGGACTCAGCGAACATACAGACAGAACTAAACCGTTATAAGTGGAAGGTAGACCAAAGAACAGATACTATTTTAGATGTACCCGTTAAGTTATGGGACGATGCAATGGACGCAATACGCTATGTAGTATACACATATTTATAAATCAAAAATAAACAACATGAACGAAGAAACACTAAAACAGATCGAACGAAACACAAGAAGAACAGCAAATAATACAGCCTTTATTACTTGGAGTATTATTATCTCAGCCTTTGGAGCTTTAGGGCTTGCACTAATTACATTTGCATAATCAAAACAAATAACTATATTAGCAGAACTTTAACTTTTTAGGTTCATAATAAGACCGTCCATGACTTCGAACATCTTAGGACGGTTTTTTTACACTCTGCTTTGATTAATTTTTAATCAACTTTGATTAGATTCTAGTCATTACAAATTATTTTTGTAACTTGCAAAGCAAAAGAGAAGTAAATGGATAACATCTTCAAAAGAATGTATAACGCAGCGGTTAATAAATCGTCTATAGGTATGCGTTCTATAACCTCTTCAAACTCATTCCAGTTAATTAACGGGTTCTTTTCGTTCGGAAATGGCAAACACAACATGAAAGAGTATCTAGATGCTTACGGAAGTAACCCTTTAGTATTCATGGTTGTTAATAGAATTGCTACTACAAGTGCTTCGATTAAACGAATAGCGGTTGACGAGTCTGGAGAGCCTATAGAAAATTCTCAAATACTAGACCTTCTTAATGATCCTAACCCAGAACAAAACCGTATTGAATTCTACGAGGCAATCAACGAAAATCACGAAGCAACAGGAAACGCTTTCATTTGGCATATCCAAGGAATTGGAGCAGGAAACGAACTAAGGGTACTTCCAAGTGATAAGGTAGAAATCATAACTAACAACAACGATACAGAAATAATTCGTTACGATTACTGTACACCTGGAGGAACAACGCTCAAAATACCTAAAGAAGAGATATTACATATCCACACTAACAACATGGTAGATACTGACGGTTCAGACGCTTACTACGGTCTTAGTCGTTTACAAGCTGCATGGATAGTTGTTAAGTCCAGTACGGAGAAGTTCGGAGCAGAGGCGAGTATATTTAAAAACCGTGGTATTATCGGTATATTGACTAGCTCTAAAGATACTCCAATGCTACCTAAAGAACGCGAAAGACTACAAGAAGAGTTCGATTCTGAAGTAGGAGGTTCTGACAAGTACAACAAAATCAAGATTTCAACAAGTAATCTACAGTACATACAAACGGGTATGAGTCCTACAGACTTAAAGTTACTCGAAGGGATTGTATCTAGTATGCGTATTATAGCGTCTGTATACGGTCTTAGTTCTGTATTATTCAACGATACTGCTAACTCAACTTATAACAACGTATCAGAAGCGGAGAAAGCAAGTTATACGAACGTATTTATTCCACTAGGAAACAAGGTAGACGACAAGTTAAGCCAATTCTTACAGGATAGATTAAACGTAACAGAAAAGGTTATAATTGATTTAACTAGCATTGAGGTAATTAAAGCCACTACAAACGAAGTAGCACAGGCGTTAGATTCGTTAAGTCCACTACTTGCAAACCGTATTACTGAATCAATGACAGAAGACGAACTAAGAGCGGTTGTAGGATTGGACGAACTCGGAGACGGTGTACCAATAGGACGAGCAGCAACAGAAGCAACAGTAAACGTAGAAGGATGAAAACGAAACTAGACACGGTTAAGGAGAAAATTGAGAAGATGCCGGACACAAGCGTAAAGGCAAAGATATTAAAGGATATAGAAACGAAACAAAAGACTAAAACTATTACAAAATGAGCGTAATTAAAGCTATAGAGTTTCCAGATTTAGAGTTTAATAC